GTTGCTTCTTTGTTTTGTTGTGTCTGTTTTTGTTTTTGTCTTTTTTGTTGTCGTTTTTTTGTGTTGTTTTGTTTCGTGTTTTTGGTGTGTGGGTTTTTTATTGTTTTTTGTTGTTCTGGCGTGTCGTGTTTTGGTTGTGTTATTATTATAAGTATCAACCAAGGAATAGAAAGGATGGTGGTTGAGATGGCTGGTTTTTCAGTCAAGTTCGACACTAGAGTGGATGATGGTGTTGAGGTTATTACCTTGTATTATCGTGTTAATGGTTGTTTGTGTGTGTGTGAGCGTTTTACTGAGACGTATGATTCTTGTACTGGTGTGACTTGTTCTGCTTTGTTGAATATGTTGCGGTTTGTTTGTCGTCTTAGGGGGTGAAGATGTCGGAGCCTACTAGTATTATGGAAGTTTGTACGCCATTGTTTGCTCAGTGGTCTGAGCGGGGTGCTCATATTGCCGCTGTTAGGGGTTATGAGTGTGGTGTATTGGACGCCGCGGAGGGTAAGGCTGAACGCGAAACGCTGCCCTGTGATGTTCATAGGATGTTTGAGGGTGATTATCGTCGTGGATACCGTGAGGGGTTTTATCATGGGAACGAGCAACCGGAGTTTTAATAAGGTCGAATATGAGGGAGAGCAGGTGGTGTATTGTTTGCGCATTGAGCCGCTTGTTTCAGAACATTCCATGTTCCCGATTTATTCGGAGGAGTACACTGCATCGAATTATGTGAAGGAATTGCAAGCTATTGCGAAGATTATTAACGACGGTCATAGTTTTAAGGCCGAGGTCATGTGTCGTAGAATCGGCATTTACACTTGTCAGGAGTTTAAGGGAGGCTGGGAACGCTATGAGGAATGAGAGTGATGACCGTACGAACTGGTTTGATGATGGTGTGTTGGATGATGACCGTGTGCGTCGGGTTATTCGTGGGCGTTGTCGTAATCTGCATTTGGGTGAATATAATCGAGGTGGGGGCGATTGGGAGACGTTTTGCCGTACTGTAGCTTTACTTAAGGTTTTTTATAAGCCTCAGGGGGCTCAGGTGGCGTTTGCTGACGGTATCGAACATGCGGCGGACGTTTGTTTGTCATTGTCTTCGCATACGTCTCGTATTGGCGCGTTGGCGCGAACTCAGAACATTGAAATACTGGGTGGTGCCATTTATGCTCCGGCGATGGTGGCGTGGTGTGCTATCTGTCATGTTAAGGGCGCGTCATGTTTTGAGATGTGTAAAGTTTGGGATGATAACGAGTTTGCTCAAACCATCATCAAAATCGCGTGTCGTTGTTTTGACAATTTAACTGATTCGCGATATACTGATGAAGACATCGCAAGGATGTCACAACAGCAACAACATTATAATAAGGCGGTATGATTATGGCATACATTAAGCGAGCAAAGCATTATAGTATCGTGCGTGGCATTATACGCGGTGACAATGGTGAACTTGTTGACACCGAAGTGGTCGTGGATGGCGCGTGTCGTACGGCTGATATGGCAATGAAGAAGGCCCGTAAGATTAATAAGAATATGCTGCCCATGTCTGCTGAATATCATGTTCAGGAGACGCGCATGGATGAGGCAATCTATTGGGCTAATTGTGAGTTTGGGGATGATAGCATTGTTGACTATTCGGAGCCGGTGAACGGTAACGTGGTCGAAGATGATATCATCGCCGAGTAAAAATAATTAATAATCCCTTATAAGGAAAGGCAACAATCATGACTGACAACGAACTGACCGTAGTGAACGGCAACAACTTTTCTGCGAATGGCGCTAACGCCGTGTCCCACTTCTTCGACACTACTACCATGGATGGTAAGATGGCGCTTTATAACGCCATGCAGACTGCCGATAAGGTTGATGAACATCTTAATGAACCGTTGCATGTCACTAACGTGCTTGCTCAGGCCATTGAGGTCGCTAATCAGGAAACCGGCGAGATTAACTCTTCTACCCGCGTTGTTATTCATGCGGAAGAGGGTGACTTCGCCGCTGCCTCGCCTACGCTGGCGCACGCTTTTGGCAACCTGTTCGCTATTTTCGGTACGCCGGACACGTGGACTGCGCCTCTCGTTCTTAAGGTGGTGGAGAAGAAGAGCCGTCGCGGACATAAGTTCTTCGATCTTGAACTGGTGTCTAAGAGCAAGAGTAAGTAATGTAAATGTCCACACCATTCGATAATATGGTAATGTCCCTATAGGGGATGTTGCCGCCAGACTCACCCCCCCCGTCGTTTTCCATCCTTGCGGCGGGGGGGGTGTTTTACACTCATGAGGAGGGGCTGTGGCAAAACGCAAAACTAATCGACGTGCCAATAATCTGAAACGCAACGCTGCGATCAGGTCAGCTCAGGTACGTCAGGAACGAGCGGTAAGGGATTATAGTACTGGGCGTCTCCCCAAGCAAATCACGGAAACGTTTTTGGGAAAGCTTAGCGCCCGGCAGCTTGAACAGGTTGCGCAACGTGTTGGACAGGAGTTCGGGGAACAACAGCAAGCCTTAAGGGCGCGGGATAATGAACCGTATCAGGTTGTGCCTGACGTGCGGGTTACGAAACTTGATAGGGAAATGGCGGCTCGACCGTTGATATCCGACGCGGAGATTGCCAACGCCCCGTCGAAACGGCGGAAGACGTTGCGTCAACAGCAGCGCCGTCGGATTGAGGCTCGTCAGAAAATCAAACGTGCCCAGCAGTTCAATGCGTTGGGCATGGCCTCTTATACCGTAGGTGAAGTGCGTGAGATGGAACGTGCGGGCGAATCTCCGTTCGATGTGTTGGGTACTCATACGGTTGGCGGTTCGGCGCGTGATGATCTTACGCGGAGTCGGGTGAACGTGTTCGGTACGGAACGTGGTATTAGTCATGCGCGCATGATGATTCGAGATGGAAACCGTGGGAAGCTTCAACAGGAGATTTTGGAGTATGCCGGGCTTGTGGGGCGTGCGCCGTTACGCGCGGGAACCAAGTGGATTCCCGAGAGTGAGGGGGCTACGGATTTTGGTAGGGTCGAGCAGCAGTTGGAGGCGTTCGATTCCAGTGTCGCGCAAAAATTCGCGTCTTTGTCCGACCGTCAAAAACGCTGGCTGATGAACAACACGAATTTTAGTGCCGTGGTGCGTGAAGCGACATGGTATAATGATAAGGCGCATAAATGGGAAACCAAAGCGGACGCGGGTGATGTGGACGCGCGAATCGACGAATGGATGACCAGCGCAGCACGACATTAAAAAAGGATGGAATCATGAAAGAGCGTCGAACGGCGGCAACAGACGGCGCAATGTTGATGACGGATGACGGTGTGGAACCGTTGACGGCCTCTGCCGTCATCCGTTTGACCATGCTCGATCATCATACGCGCGTATGGTGCGCTCACGGATGGCGGGACATCAAACCCATAGCCGCCGAACTACTGAAACGTCTTCCGTTGCAACCGAATCCTAGTAAGGACGGTGTGTGGGGAACGTTCAACATTCGCGGCCACTTCTACAGTTTCCGCGTACGTATGGGCGGCATTACCGTGGATTTTCTGGACGTGCGCAATATCACGCGCGATGACGGGTTGAATGTTTCACGTGAAACGTTTGGAGGAGCCACCGACTTGGAAACCACGTGGAATATCGCGCGGGAATGCGACGCTCTGAATCTTAAAGGCACGACCATAGCTTCAATGGCGATGACCGATTATATCGGAGGGGATTACGCCGGGTTCAAACGGCACTTCCCTCCATTGGATAAGGGTGATTATCGTCGAATGCGTCCCGCCTACTATGGGGCGATAGTATACGGCAAGCCGGGCGAATACGGGGATTGCAAGAGCTGGGATGTGAACAGCCTTTATCCGAGTATCATGCGCGACTTTGCCATGCCGGTGGGTGCTCCCGTATGGTATGACGGGGAGTATCGGAATGATGATGATTATCCGCTGCATATCGATGTCGTCTCGTTCGATGCGCAACTGAAAACGGGGAAAACGGCGACACTTACCAACATCCTACCAGTATGGGGGTATGAGGGCGAACGTCTGGATAGTACGCTAGGTGTCGTCACCATGCCGGTCACGGATGTGGATTGGCAGACGCTTACGGAAAACTACGACGTCCACGTGTGGGATTGTGTCGGCGGCTGGAAATTCCGTACATCACACGGCCTTTATTATGAGTATGTGGACAAGTGGTTTCATGTGAAGCAGACCGCGACCGGGGAACGGCGGCAGATGGCGAAACTGTTGTTGAACTCACTGGTGGGAAAATTCGGGGCTTCGCTCTACCGGCCCATGCTGCATCCGAAGTCGGCCACGGATGGTGGCGTGGATTTTACCGTGGACAAACCCGAGTCGGCCAACTCTCTCGCATGGTTGCCGACCGCCGCCTATGTCAACGCCTATGGTCGGCGGATATTGTCCCGTGCAATGAATGCGAATACCGACCGCGTGCTCTACGCCGATACGGACGGCATGATATTGGAGGGGTTGGATGCGCCCGCGGATATCGAAACGGATGATAGTGAACTGGGCGCATGGAAGAACGATCATACCTATGAGAAGCTTCGTATTCTCGGCAATCGCAAATACTGTGGCGTTCAGACGGATGGTAGCACGGTGATGCGGTTGAGCGGCGTGCATCGGGCGGCCCCCATACCCTACGACGAGTTTCTGCCTAGGTCACGTCATGTCAATGATGACGGCTGTTTCTTTGTGCTATAATAGCCGGTAGCGGGGTGTGCGTCCCAAGTCGATTCGATGGCCCGACCGACAGGCAGTCGGTAAGGCGATTCGGTCGGATGTAGACGTGCGTAGCCAACGCCCATTGACGGCGAGGGAACCCGCACAACCTAGCAATCCGGCCCGGCAGCGTGATTGCTGCCGGGCCATTAACGTTAAGGGGTGATTATGGACGACACCGAAAACGATGACAAGCCGGACACCGTGCCGGATACCGAACCGGACGTGACCGCCGATGACGATGCGCCGAACCCGGAGCTTAGGACTCAGGACGATGGCGAACCGGAGGATGCGGGAGACGATAAGAATGCCGACATGGCTGACCGTCTCAGCGCTCTCGAAGCGACCGTGGCCGAATTGTCGAAGACCATTGAGGCGATGCGGGACACGGCGGCAGAGCATGTGCTGAACGATGGTCCTGATGATGATAAGGAGCCGGAACCGTCCGAGATGACCGACGATGACTATAACGGCACCTACAGTACGTTCGACGACCTTTACGAAGAATAATCATTGGAAAAGGAGAATTATCATGCCGATTACCCCCATGGTGACGCCGAAGCAGCAACTCAGGCCGCTCACCGAATTCAACAACGCCCAGATTCTGAACATGATTCGTAATGAGGCGTCCCCCGAATATCAGCGGCGCATGCCTTCCGCCACCCAGATGAACATGGATAGGCAGATGGCCACGCTCATGTCCAGCACCCAGCTTAAGAATGAGTTCTATTCGGCGCTGGTCAACCGTATTGGCGGCACGTACGTCAACACGTGGCGGTGGAATAACCCGTTGAGCGTGTTCCAGCGAGCCTCGCAAGCGTATGGTGATACGTGGCAGGAAATTGCCGTGGGCATGCCATTGGCGCAAGTGTACGATCCGGATGCGGAATATCTTGGCGCGGATAATTTCCGCAAGTGGAAGATTGACGTCGATTCGCTGTATCATCGGCTGGACTTCGCCCACTGGTATCCGGCCACTACGGACGACAAGACGTTGCAGCGTGCGTTTACGTCCGAAAACGGTCTGGCGTCGCTCACTTCGCAGATTCTCACTTCGTGCTATAATGCGGCCGAAGTCGACCTTTTCGAAGCCATGTGTCATCAGTTCGTCGAGTATGCGAAGCTCGGCGGCTATTGGCGTGTTCACATGGACAACGATTTGAACGACATGGGGTCCACGGAAACCCAGGCCCGTGACATGTTGAGGCAGATTCGCGCGTGGGCCGATACGCTGAAGTTCGTCAGTACGCGATACAATGCGCGGCACATGCCGACGTTCGCTCGCCCTGACGAGCTCGTATTGTTCTGCTCGCCCGAAGTCAAGTCGGCGCTTGACGTGCAAGGCTTGGCCACGGTGTTCCAGCGGACGGACGCTGAGCCGACCATCGACCGAATCATCGTCATTCCACAGGACCGGTTCGGCATGGATGGCGTACAGGCCATCCTCACTACCGACAAGTTCCTCATCGACATTCCGGTCATCAACGAAATGACTCAGCAGACGAACCCGGTGAACATCAACTCGGTCAACCATTATCTGCATGTCCAGCATATCGTTTCGGTGTCCGGTTTCGCTCCCGCCGTAATGTTCTGGACGGGTGCCGGTTCCGCTGCGAACGTGGTGACGCCGACCGGTACCATGGCCGGGACGCCGAAGTTCCAGTTGAAGCTGGCCATGTATGGCGGTGGTTCTGAGACTCCGACCGATGTGGCTCGTGGCGGTGCGGTACAGGTTACTGCCGATACGGCCATCAATAATGATGGCAGGGCTTCGTTCCGTTCGAATGCGGTCAGGTATGCCATCGGCGATACCGTGAAGCCTAAGAGCGACTACACGTACATTTCGCCTACCGGCGTTCTGGTCGTCGGCCTTGATGAACCGAACACTGTCATTCCGGTCACGGCCACCGCACTGTATACCAGTCCCGAAACGCCGGAGGTGCCGGGTACGGTGTCCGCTGCTTTGGATGTGCCGGTGGTTGGCGATGGCGTCATCGGATTCAATCCGTCCATCATCGCGTCGATTGCCGTTACGGTTCCGAAGGTGGCGGAGAATGCGACGGTACAGGCGAGTGCCGTGGCGACCATGATTGACGGTCGTCAGGCTGATGTGACCATGCAAGCCGCTTGGACTTCCGGCACTCCGGAATTCGCTACGGTATCCGAGTCGGGTGCCGTCACTGGTGTTGCGGCCGGTGATTCCGCCATTACCGCCACGCTGTTCGGCGTGTCCGGCGAGCAGAACGTGACCGTAACCGCCGGAAAGTGATATGATGGGAGTGTGGCTTGAGCCATACTCTCTCACGGTGTGATGTAAGTCAGGACCCGGAACGTGACCTTCGTGAGCGTTCCGGGTCTTGTCATACCGGAGGATGATGATGATTGATGATGTGAATCCCTATGTGGAATCCAGTTTTTCGTGGGCGGAGTGGACGCCTAACACTACGTTGAAGCTTTGCCGTGTCCCGTGGGATGCGAGCTATCGTGATATCGTACGGTTCGCTTCACGTCAGATGCAGCGGGAATGGTTTGACGGATTGGATGGCGTGGAATGCAAGCCCGCCACCATGCACGTTTTCGGTGCTCCCGTACGTGTCGACATGCCGTTCAGCCAAGCGTCGAATTATAATTACCTCGTAGCCGTCAACGATTACCCCGAGTTGGAATCTCCGCGGACATGGTATTATTTCATCGAATCCGTGGAATACGTCAACGCGCATACCACGCAGCTTACGCTTATGTTGGATGTGTGGCAGAGTTTCCAGCATGACGTGACGTTTGGCAGCTGTTATGTGACGCGCGGGCATATCGGCGTGGCCAATGAACGTCAGTGGGATGATTACGGGCGTACCGCGCTCGCGTTGCCGGAGGGGTTGGATACCGGTGCGGAAACCGTCGTCACCGCCCAATCGTATAAGGCGTTGGTGTCCAGTAAGCCCGCGCAACCCGGTTTCAATTCGCCGACCTTGGATTATGGTGTCATCGTCGTGGCTACGACCGATCTTGTGGCGTCGGGCGGTACTGTCGAGAAGCCGTTGTTGAGGACCGCGCAGGGTTCGCAATTCGAGAATCAATCCAATGGTACGGGAGTCTACTATTTCGATACCGCCGATGATTTTACGCGCGTCATGCAAGCGGGCAGTTCGTTTCCGTGGGTGACCCAAGGCATCACGGCGATTTACGCCATACCGAAGATTAGTGCCGACTATGTCGCCGAAGCGGGCCATGAAGTGACGCAATTCTTCGGAAACGGCGTGACTGGCGTCATCAAGGGCCACGTGTACACGTTCGTGTGGGAGGCCAGGAGCGACAACCGGTATGATGACATCGTTTCCATCAGGAATTTTCGCGATAATTTCAACATTCCGAACCGGTATCGCAATCTGAGGAAGCTGTGGTGCTACCCGTATAGCATCGTGGAATGCTCATGCTTGAACGGTTCCAACGTTGTCTATCGGCCCGAAGACATCCAGTCCGACGACCTGGTCATTCGTGAAACGTGGAATTACGCGCCACCGTCCCCACGTTTGAATTTCTATCCGGTGAACTATAATGCGGGCGGTGCGGCTACGGTCGACTCCCCGTCCGGTAACGGTGCCGGGTTGCCGATTGACGGCGGGGAGATGTTGAACGTGAGTTTCGGCATTACCAGTTTTCCCCAATTCATGGTGGTGAACAATGGGGCTTCGCTCGCCATGGCCAACAGTTCCTACGGTCGGGCCTATGCCGAACAGTCGGCCGGGTGGGCTCAGCAGAAGGCGACCATGAGCGCCGCGAACACGCTATCTCAGGCCGGCACGTCGATTCGCACCCAACAGGAGATGACCCAATTGGGCGTCACCAACCGGAATGCGTTGAATACTATCGCAGCCAACTCGTTGAACCAGTCGCTGGCCATCGGTCAGGCGAACACCAATGCCATGACCGATTTGAACATATCGCAGAACAATGCGCAGACCGCATGGGGGCTCGTTTCCAATGCGTCAAGCGCGCTCATGTCGGGGAACGTGGCCGGACTGGTCGGAGGTACCGTTGGTGGAATCGTACAGAACGGCATCACCAATACGGGATTGCGCGCCAGCCGTGACATCGCCAACGATACGGCGGCGGCGAACACGGCCAACAGTGTGGCGACCAATGCGGCGCAAACCTCACAGGCGAACGCGTACGCGCAACGCGCCCAGCAGATTCAGGGCACTTCCAGCGCCCTCATGGCCGGGCAGAACTATCGGTTGGCCACGCGCTTCGCCGAAGGCGACTATGAGAATACGATAGCGGGAATCAACGCGCAGGTGCAGCAAATGCAGATGACTCCGCCGACTACGAGCGGCGCGATGGGCGGTGATTCGTTCAATCTCGCCAATGGCATCATGGGTGTGCTGGTACGGTTCCGTACGTGTGCTCCCAGCGCGTTGCGCAGCGTCGGGGAGTTCATGCTTCGGTTCGGATATTTCGTCCAACGGTTCATCACTCCGCCTGCGAGTCTGCAATGCATGGAGAAATTCACGTACTGGCAGATGCAGGAATGCTATGTCAGGGGTACGTTGCCCGAACAGGCGCGGTTGGCCATCAAGGGTATGTTCGAACGTGGCGTGACGGTCTGGGCCAGGCCCGAGTATATTGGTGTGACCGATTGGGCGGACAATGATCCACTGCCGGGTATCGGCTATGAGTGATATGATGGTGTCATGAGTAGGTCTAGGAAGAACCGGGTTGGCGGCGCGTTGCACCCTCGCGGCAATTACGCGAAGGCGCGTGCCGCCGGCCTTGATTACATGTATTATCATCTGTTGGAAGAGTTGGCGTTGAACCGGTTCAGTTGGCGTGGATTGCCTCCGACGGTGGATGAACGATGGCTTGAAATGTGTTTGTGCGAACACGGGTGCGCCCTTTTCTTCGAGGACAAGCGCATAGGCCGGTTTCTGGTGGCTAATGCCGGATATCAGGGTCGGCTGAACGTATACAATAATCCGACGTGTTTCGAGCCGGTGGGTGTCAACTATCATTACAGGCAGCTTAAGGCGGGTCGTGAATGCATTCCCATCTGGGATAATCGCATGCGCATGAGTTTCAAGGATGTCCTATGGCAGTATGCGCGGCGTCTCGCGGACATTGACAAGGCGTACGACGTGAACTTGGAGAGTTTGAAGCTGCCGACCATCATCACTGCCGATCCTCGGACCAAGCTTACCGTCCAGAACATGCTGCAGCAGCGGCAGGACGGTCAGGATTATATCATCGGCTATGATTCGTTGGATCCTGGCAGCATGTTCCAGCCGTGGCCCAATACTACGCCGTATCTGTTGGACAAGTTCATTCAGCAGAAAACACAGGTGACCAATGAGGTGTTGGGGTATTTGGGCATCCAGTCCAGTGGCACGGAGAAGAAGGAACGTCTCATTTCGGATGAGGTGGCGCAAGCCAACGAAAAGGTGGACGTGTTTCGGTTGAGTTTCCTTAAGGCTCGGCAGACGGCGGCGACGGAGATTAACCGACTGTGGCCGCAGTTGGACGTGTGGGTTGAATATGCGGACGCGCAAAGCTCCGGAGTGCCCAATGCTCTTGGTTCAAGCACGGATGGTACGACGGATATCGACATGCCCGCATCATATGATGCGGGTATCGGAGGTGTGTTATGACACAGGATTTTAGCGCTTATGCGATGGAGACGCCGGGGGAGTACACCGAAACCCTTGGCAATCTTATTGCGTTCGGATACGATACCGACGACAGGTTGCATTTGAGCGCCGACTATTATCCGATGTATGACGAATCTCACCGCGCGGAATTGAATGAGAAGATTGTCCGCCATTACGCGCTCAGGGAGATAGGACAGGAAACCGCACAGCAGTTCGTGTTCTATCTGGGCATGACGATGGCGGAGGTCATGCCTTATTTCAACGAACGCTACAGGACGCTGGACTTGGAATATGATCCGTTGGATTCCATGGACATGGTCACGGACAGTGAGAACGGCAGTGAATCCCAGTCATCCGGCAAGGCGTCCAGTATGCAGGATTCGACAAGCAATAGTGCCAGCAAGTCGGATAACAACAGCACCACCACGTCCAGGAGTTTTGACAGTGACGTGCCGCAGACCGGCGTCGTGGGCGATTTTTCACGCTATGCTTCCCATGCGAACGAATCGCAGGCGGACAGTTCGGGCACCGCGTCCAGCTCACAGGATTCGACCAGTCATACCACTGCCCAAAGCGCCACTGATTTTCAGCATGATTCAAGCAATTCCAAGGGTGTGAGTCATGTGACGGGGCGTAGTCAGAGCGCTATGAGCCTGATTCAGGAATATCGACAGGCGGTCATCAATGTGGATATGGAAGTCGTGCGGAGTCTCGAACCGTGTTTCATGCAGGTATGGGGCTCGTATGATACCATTTTCGGTGACTGCCATAATTATGGAGAATGGGAGTGAACAATGTCAGGTAATGCCTTTATTCCGCGCGCCTACCCGCTGGTGCGTATTCCAACGTCGGTACCGTTCACCTACCGTGACGGGGCGACCACGTTGCAGTTGATTGAATGCATCCGGTGCAATCTCGATGGTTTGCAATCCGATTTCAATACGCTGGTCGAACAAGTGAACCAGTCGATTGCGGACAGTGATGCCACCATCCGGCAACTCGCCGACAGTCTGGTCAGCCAGATGGCCATCCTTCGTGAGGAGCTTGTCCGGCTCATCGGACAGTCACAGGCCACCGGACTGGCGTGGTCGCCGGCGTATGGCAGGCAAGACGCCTTGCAGACGGTACTCGACGGCATGTATGATAACGCCCGCAATCATGCACTGTTCTGGTCCGATTATGACGATATGGAACTTGAGGCGTCCACGTATGACGGTCTGGGGTTGAGCGCCCGCGAATATGATCTCCGCGCCACCGCCGTTGACAATTGCGTGCCTGGGGATTTTTCGGGACGGAGCCAATTCCCTTATGGCAATGGCGACGCGTTGCGTTCGTGAGTGATATCCCGGACGTTTCCGCGTTGACGTCCTGTATCGCCGGATTGGAGTCTCGGGTGTCGGAGCTTACCGTCGCCGTGACTCCGGATGTTACGGGCCTTACCGCCACGCGATTGGACGCGCGACATTCCGATGATTATAATATTGTTTGGACAGGAATGCCTACCCGTAGTATTGAAAGCGAGGAACCTCATCATGAGTAGTCTCAATAAAACCCCTCATTATAATCTCAGCCAGTTCGGGGATAGTCCGGACGACAAGCCGTCATGGCGTGGTGATTACACTGCGGACATGAGTCGAATCGACGCGCAAATGTATAGGAATGCGACCGATATCACCACGGCTACGGCGGCGGCGAACAATGCGAGCACGGCGGCGGGTCAGGCGAAGACCGCAGCCGATGGCGCTTTGGGTCTTGCACAGGCCAATAAGACCGATATCGACGAATTGAACGGCTATTTTAGCGAACTTGGCGTCACTTCCACGGTCGCGGCGGGCAATCTGCTGACCACCATCAACGGTAAGGCCGATTCCAGCATGCTCGCAAGCAAGGTGGATGCCGGTTCCGTGTATACCAAGGGCGAGTCGGATGGCCGTTATCTGCAGTTGGGTGGATATTCCGGTACGGCGGCGAGCATTAATTCCACCGCCACTATGGCGAAGGATGATGCCAGTGTGGCGAAGTCGACGGCTGCTGCCGCGCAGACTGCCGTGGATGCCGTCGCCGCCGTGACCACTGACCTTACCGAACTGGTGTGGATTGGTGACAGTCTTAGCACCGGCTATCAGCCGGGGGGAGTGGCCGCGCTTCCCGAAAGCAAGCGTATCCCTCAGCGTGTCGCGTCGAAGCTGGGGCTTAATCTGCATGTGTTCGCCAATAATGCCAGTGGCTATGGTAAGGCGGGTGATGGGGGTAAGACGTTCCTTACTCTTGCCAGCGAAGCGCTTTCCGCAATGGATGTCGAGGCTCGTAGGAAGGTCAAGTATGTGGTGGTTTGCGGTGGTAGGAATGATACGGCGACCACCGAGATCTACACTCTTTCCCTACACGTCTGAACTCCAG